GGATATGAACGCGGCCGGCGACGCGCACATCTAGGTCCACCGTGGCATCCCAGCGCAGCCGGGCGCTGTTGGCGCTGATCGGTTCGATGGTCAGGTTCTGGACGTTACCAGGCGGCTCTGTTTTGCCGATCAGGTTGAAGGTTGCAGTGGCTGGATTGCTGACACCGCCGAGGCTGTTGATCGACTGCACCCGGACCTGCAGCGTGCCAGCGTCCAAGCCCTCGATGCGGGTGCTGGGGCTGTTGGTGTCGATCTGCGAGAAGTTGTTGTTGCCGAGCCGATAGATCACCCGGTAGGACTGCACCAGTTGCGTCGGCGGCACCCAGCTCAGCTCAAATGCCGTGCGGACGTTCTGGCCGTCGGTGTAAAGGTGCTCCGTGCCAGTCAGGCCGGTGGGCGACTGCGGCAGAGCGGACAGGTTGGAGATGTCCCGCGTCTGCAGTTTGATGTCGGATTCGATTGCGGCATAGATGCTGCTGTTGTAGGCCAGCGCCGTCACGCCGTAGATGCCATCCTCGGCCTCAGCCACGCTGACAACACGGAACTGCTGCGTCTGCAGGCTGGTGTTCTGCAGGATCCAGATGCTCTGGGCGTTGGGCGCTTCGCTGAAAGCGCTGGTGACCGTGATCACGCCAGCAGCCAGAGTGCTGACGGTGCGGGTCTCGACTAGGCCGGTGGGCAGCAGGACGCTGATCGTGGGCGAGGTGCCCAGCGTGATGCCGGTGGCGTCGTCGAGCGTGATGGTCGTGGTTGTTGCTGCTGCAATCCGGCCGCCGCGCCTGCTACCAGCCTTGACCGGATCGGCAACGTCGATCACCATGCCAGGTCGCAGCACGATGCCCGAGTCGATCGAGACTGAAAAGGTGACGGTCTCGGTCAGGTTCTGCTCAGACAGCAGCGCCCACTTACCGGCACGGTGCGCCTGCCCTTGCGAGTAGCAGCCGACTGCCTTGATGTCCTTGTTGATGATGCCGTACTTGGCGACGGCTGACGCATCCTCGACGTACTCGTAGGACACCTCGCCTAGGTTGTCGTAATCCTGATAGGCGACGGTTGCTGTGGTGTGCCGCGCCTTCTGCGATGAGCCGCTGTAGTTAAACAGCCCATCGACCACGTTGGCCGGGGTCAGCAGGTACTGCGGGTCAGATGGCTTGTCCTGCAGTACCACCATGGCGCCGGCACCGTAGTAGGCAATGCCACGGAACAGCGCGACGAACTCCTGAATGACGTTGTAGACCTCGTCCCTGCTGTTGATCAGCATGTTGCAACTGAACCGTGGCTCCTGCCCGCCGCGACCGTTGCTGACCAGCTCGTTGCAGTATTGGCTGATCGCGTAGAAGTCGTAACGATCAAGGCTGCTGGCTGGGATGCTGGCGCCGTAGCGGGTGTTGGTCAGCAGATCCCACAGACACCACGCAGGGTCATTGGTCCAGGTAGCAGCGCCGAAGGTGCCATCCCAGACGCCGCTGTAGGTAACGCGGCCGAGGTAGGTAGTCGTGTCGACCGTGGCGTTGCTGGGCAGTTGCACCTTGATGCCACGCACCAGATACTTGCGGGCTGGGATGCCCTTGAACTGACGGCTGTCGAAGCGCAGGAATGCCAGCGCGCTGTTGGGATAGCGGAACTTCTCGTCGATGATCTCGGTGTAGCTGAACCAGAAAGTGCGGTTCTGCCGGCGGGCGCTGGTCTCGTCAGCACTGATGCGCTCCAACCTGATGTCAACCGGAAACGCACCGCTCAGGCTGATGATGTAGTCGCGCTGGTAGGCGTTTGTGGTCTTGCCGCTGATCGTGTCCTCAAACACGGTCGTGTAGCCGCCGCCGTTGTACTGCACCCTGCAGCGGATGCTGACGCTGTGGCCGATGATGTCGCCGTCGTCTTCGATGATCTGCAGCGCTGGCACCTGCACCGTGATGCGGGCGCGGTCCACATCTGAGTCGGTGATCTGCCGGGTGACAGATGCAGCAGCCGTGATCTCGACGTTGACGGCCTGCTCTGACTCGATGCCGTTGGTGTTGGCGATGTAGCTCTGCGCTTGCGTGCCAGTCCGGGTGACGACGCTGTAACCGGTGAAGTTGTCAATCCCGCTGCTGCTTTGAACGGGCGTCCCATCCAGGTAGATGCCCTGTACGCCATCCTCGATGCCCTGGATCTCGCCCTCGCTGATCAGGTCCAGGACGCTGGCGTATTGGACCGACTGCAGGCTGTCGTCAGCTTCTGATGGGACGTGGGTCGTGCCGCCACCACCTTTGCCGCCACCGCCGCCACCTGCGCCTTGCAGCACGCCAAGGCCGGCATTGTGAACGCGGATGCCGCTAGCGATGAAGGTATGGTGCCCCTCGACAGTCAGGTTATAGACGGTGCCCGCAGGCAACTCTTCACGGCCGACAATCGGACGAAGGTGGTTGTTCTCGTCCACCAGGCAGTCATCAGCACCAAGGCTGCCGATCGCGACAAAGGCATTGAACTGGTTCAGCACCCAGTGATTCGGGGTTGCATCCAGCGATGCGCCGCCCCAGAGCTGATAGCGATAGACGCGCTCGTTTGGGTGCTCATGCACCTTCAGGATCGTCGCCTCGTGCAGCGTGCCCTTGTCGTCAAAGCTCAGGACTTGATCGCCAGTTTGCAGCTCATCAATGCGATGCTGCCCGTCAGGCGTGCGCACCAGCGTGTGCCCCAGGAAGCATCCACCGCCACCACCGCCACCACCAGAACCTTGGAGCTGCGTCATTTCAGTTGCGCCACGTCAAGGCCGCTAGACAGGACAGCCGAACCAACGAAAGCGCGGCCATAAACGATCGGCACCGGCATCCCTTGCTGGCTCGTGTTGACGATGCCGCTAAAGCTGAATGACTCCAACCGGGCTGCCTCTTTGCCGCGTTGCAAACCACTGATCGATGCCTGGGGCGAGATCATGCTGGCAACACCACCAATGATCAAGCTGGCGCCAGCAAGGCCGATTGCGCTTGCAAGGCCACCGCCAATGATGCCCATGGCCGCGCTGCCAGCTGCTGCGCCTGCAGTGACACCGGAAAGTCCCATGCCCAAGCCGAGAAATCCACCGGCAGCAGGGCCCAACACGATCGCCAGCGCCACCAGGCCGATGCCAGCGAAGATCTGCCCTGCGCCTCGACCAGCACCAGCCACCACAGGCGCAATGCTGAACACATCCCGCTCAGACCATGGCAGCACAGCCACAGTCGGATCCTCGGGGGTCACACGCTCGCGGCCGACAGTGACGCGGAAGCCCATTCCGGTCTGCTCAGAGTCGATGAGCCACTTGTCCAGGCCAGGGAAGTTCACGCATAGCGCCTTGATCGCCTGCGCGGGCGTGTCCACCTCGAACTCGAAACGGCACTGTCCGAGTCGCTTGCGGAGTGCGCCATAGACCTTAACGACTTTCATGCCGCAAGACCAGGGCAGTGCTCTTCACATAGTAACCGCCATAAACGTCGCGGCTACTCAGTCGCCCCTGTACATGATGCAGGATTTGCTGATCACCCAGGTAGATCGCCGCGTGGTTGGGCAGGCTTGCCGACAGTTGCATCAAGATCGCGTCGCCGTATTGCAGCTCCTCGAACGGCACCTGTCTGAAGCCTTGCGAGCGGTAGCTGTCGAGGTATAGGTTCTCGCCCCGCTCCCAGAACCGATCACGCCGGTCGAAGTCCGCCAGCGTCAGACCCCACTCGCGGCTGTACCAGTCCCGCACCAGCGAGTAGCAATCGACCACACCGAACACGAACTCACGGCCGACGTATGGCAGCTCAAACGCTGCAGGCTCGCAGCCGCCCCAAGTCTCAGTTTTGGGGTTGACGATCACCCACGGCAGGCCGCTGTTGTTGCAGCCGATCTGATCCGCTGCTGATGGGATTGGCTGCGTCACCGGGTGGCTATGCACGACGGCCACGACCTCACCCAGATCCTCGGCTGCTGCGTAGTCCGCTGGGTCCAAGATGAAGTGCTCGTCAGGCGTGGCGGCGATGTTGCGGCACGGGTAGTAGCGCCGCCGGCCTTTGACCACATGGATCAGGCCGCAGCACTCGCGGGGATCCTCGTCCTGCGCGTGCGCCAGGATGTCGGCTTTGAGCGTGTCGGTCAGCTTGATCATTGGGTCAGGCCAGCCCCTGGGAAACTGCCGAACGGCAACTCAGCCGTTGCGCCGAACCGCAATTTGCAGCTCTCCACCCGTTTGCCGCACACGTCAGCAGCCAGGGTGCCGACCACCTGATCGTTGACGTTCCAGTAGTTGCTTCCGGTGTAGCCGCACTCGGCACCGCGATACTTCCATTGGCAAACGTTGGCAATGATCTGCCGTTGGGGCAGCATCACACCGGCCAGGTCAAACTTGCTAGCCAGCTCGAACTCAACCAGATCGCGGTTCTCGTTTGACTTGCGATCGACGTACCAGATCTCCGTCGGGAAGCGAGCGTTAGGGTCGGCCGCCGCCTCGCCGTCGAGAAACTTCTTTAGCGTGCGGATCCGCCGGACCGTGGCGCCGCCCAGGTCATTGCCGGGTGTGGTCGCATTGACCAGCAGCAGCAGCGTGGTCATGTCGCTGAACAGGTTGCTGATTCGCAGCGTCGGGCGTGGCAGACTGCCAGAGCTGGTGTAATCAAAGCCCGTCGCCTCGACCGGAAGCCTGACGTAGGTGTTGCTGGCAAACACGATGTTGCCAGTGACGGCTGCGTTCACGCCGTTGTGCCAGTAATAGGTGGTGCTGGCACCGTGCAGTGTGGAGTCAAGCTGCAACTCGAACAGCTCGATGATCGCGTTCGGACCCAGGACCGCCAGCTCTTCGTAAACGCTGCTGATCGCTGCCCATGTGACGCCGCCATCTGCGATCGTGCTGCCGATGTCCGTCGGCCATGCCGGTTGCGTGCTGGCGCTGGTACCTGCGACCGTGCAGCGAAACACCAGCCCGCTGGCCTGTGTCGTAGTAGCGCGGACGATGGCGCCGACTGCGTAGCTCGTGCTGGCTTGCCAGGCTGCGTAGGCCATCAGGGCTCGAACACTTCCTCGAATGTAGCCGTAATGTTGTTGAAATTACAATTCACTAAGCTATTATTCCATACCTTGCAAACCCATTTGCCTGCGTAGCCGGCCGGGTCAGTCCAATCGAATGACTCGACGCCGCCCCGGGCCCGGAGGAATCCAAGGATGTTGTCCCGCTCGGTGTCGGTGCGGTTCAAGAAGGTCAGTGACCATTTCTTCGGCTGCGTGTTCAGGCCATAAGCCAGGCGCTGCTCGTAGCCGTCACCAAACTTCACAGACTTAACTCGAGGCTGCTCCTCGAGGTCGGCGCTGAAGCTGGGCGTATAGGTGAAAGTCGCCATCAGCGTGTGTTCGCAAGGAGGCCACCAGGCCGTTGCATCTTCACGATTTCAGCCTGCACGGCCGCACCGATGATCCGTCCCATCTGATTGGCCCCGGGGCCATCGCCCTCGACAGCAGTTCCACTGGCATCAACGCTGACATTCACGACCGTGCTGCCGCCGCCGCTGCTGGACACACCCAGTCTGCCATCGGATCCCCGGCGCAGCGGCAGAATCGCCTCCGGGCCCGCCTCGCCCATGAGCCCGATGCCCTTGGCGAACGGGAACAGGGTCGGTCGATTGACCACGCCGCCATAGGCGAATGGAACGATGCCATTTTTGGCGTAGGCGTTGCCCATGGCGTTTTTAGGAAACAACCCACCAAGCAGGCCGCCACCAGTGCCAGTGCCGGACATTACGCCAAACAACAAAAGATTTACCGCTACATCTAGCAGCCTGTTCGCAATAGAGCTAAGCAGGTCAGAGGCAACCTGCTGCAACGTCTTTGTTCCGTCGATCGCCCCCTGAATCGCACTTACGACTCCGTCCTTGATCGAAGTGCCGATGTCAGAGTAGAGCTGCTTCATATCTTTTGCGGCTTGTGTTTGCTGCACAAGAGCGTCTTTCTGTGCGGCAAGAAGTTCTAATTGACCCCGCAATACGGGGTCGAGAGTGTCCCAATCGCCTAAGTATTTTTCTTTGAGCTGATCAAGAGTGCTTAATTCTTGCCCCATGCGCTGCAGATCTCGTATTTGCTTTTCCAGATCAGCGACTTCTCCTCCTGCGATTTGGCGACTAGCGATTTGACGTACATCGAGGGCGCCAAGGCCTTCGAATGCAGCCTGGCCGGCTAGGCCACCAATTTGCAGCGCTCGAGCACGACGCTTTGCAATGTCCTCGGTGATCTCGCGGGAAGCACGCTGAAGAGGAGTCTCGGTCGGACCAGCCACGCCACCGGGCCCGGTTACCTCTTTCAACAGAGCATCTGCTTCTTCTTTTAATTTCTTAACTGTTTTATTGAATTCTTGGCGAACAGTTTGTCCTTCGAGCTTGATAGCCTTCTGTTGCTCATCGTAAACTTTTTTGCTTACTTCTCCAAACTTCAAGCGCAAATCAAGCTGGGCCTGTTCATTGCGTAAAATTTCTTCTGCATTAAACAATGCGGCACCGGCTTTTGCCCATTCGGTTTCTGCTGCTGACTCGTTTAAGCGACCTTGCTTTGCTAGAACTTCATTTTGAGCATTTAACTGACCAAGCAATTCATTGAACAAGTCTTTTCTTTCACGCGCAGCAGCCTTGTCATCGCGACCGCCGGCCCCGGCGCCTTGGCGGAAGTTTGTCCTACCGCCAGAAAGATCAAGCGCTGGTATCTCGGGCATCATGGCGCCAAGGCCGCTAAATGCCTGATCAATGGCGCCAGTAATTCCCGATGAAATTCCTTTTACGATTTTACCCTGATTAAAGGCCGCATCAATTCCAACGCCCAAGCCCGCGACCAATGCTGCAATTGCGCCTGGTTTGCTCGCCAAGAAGCCAGCCGCGCCTGCAAGCAAATTGGCGGCAGTAAGACCCTTTAAGGCCTTAATAAGTGCTCCTGTAACAGTAATAGCAGCTCTCGCGCCAGTAATGAACGCTCCGAACACTTGCAATCCGGCAAACACAACCAGCGAGCCCACGAGCCCATCCACGACCCCTTTAAGAATTCCGCCTTGCTGATAGGCCTTGCGGAAACCGTCCACCAACGAAGGAAGCGCTCTGGCGATTGCAGT